TCTCGCTCCTTTTCCCAGAATCTCAAACAATGCGTGTTGAGTATCTTGAAGCAGAACGCATTTACGGTGATTTTGAGATTACTGTTCGTTCTATTAGGACTAAGGTAGATATGAGCAAGTTGGAAATACTCAAACCAGAATCCTTTTTCCGACCTGCTATTCGTGGTCATTTGGCGCCGCATATTCACGACAATTTGCCTAATGCAATTCAAACTGTTGCTAAGCGTAACGCAGATACTCCTTATCAGGTCGATCCTCTCGATCATGAGGAAATTTGGGAAAGGAGCTGGCAAGCTATGTTGAAATTGTATTACGTTCCTGAAGCTGCATTTTTCCTTGAGAATGCACCTTTGATAGAGCCCGATGAAGTCAATGTGCGCGAATGGTTGGCTAGACAAGATCCACTAAAAATAAAAAAGTTGCTGTCACAGAGCGACTATTCATTTTCAGCTATGGAAGCCAATACTACTTCTATGCAGTTTATGCTCAAGGGCAAACTCAAACCTGAGTTAGATGCGAGTTATGAGTCTGCGTTGAAGATGCCTCAATCCATTCAGTTTGATCAGACTGGCCGAAGTGTCGCGGCACTTACGCCTATTATTAGGCAGAAGGTCAAACGTGAACAGTTCTTGTTGAAACCAAATGTTCTTGTGATGCAACGCAAGAGTTATGATAACATTCACAACTTTCTCAATCAGTTTGATCATAGGCCTAATTCAAAAGGCAAGCGTTATTATATTGAGATCGACGAGACTATGTTTGACAAAGCTCAAGTTCGTGAGTTAGCGGAGATGTATTTGAAGAAGTGTGACAAATTTGGTGTTCCCGCTAGATTTTGCGAGTTTATCAGGGACAAGATGTATAAGCGATTGGTTTCTTCCGTAAAGTCTGGTGTTGCTATTGAACTAGAGGATCAGAATCCGTCTGGAGCGGCTTTCACTTTGGACAGGAATAACGATGTTTCTGAGATATCGCTGGCACTAGTTCTGGAGAAGATAGCTGATCAGATTGAGTTCATAATGTTCATG